AGGAGTATAATTTTGAAGAGAAGAGACCAACAAAATCATTTGATGGATTTAAGTTTTAACCGTCGCATACCTGATCATATGTATCCTTTTTATAGAGTATTTGATGATAAGGGTCAGCAGTATTGTGATTGTAGTCATGAAGAATATGCCATACAAACAGTGTGGTTACATGAACAGTATCAAAATGAAACATTTACTTATAGACGAATAGATGCTCCTAAACCATTACCACCACATATTGTTGATGTTAATGCGGAGTATGAGGCAGAGTTACCAGGCCAACAAGGATTGCCCAGTGCTAATAAATTAAATTCACAACAAGCACAAGAAAGATTGCATCGAGATATAAGAAAAGAGTTAGAAAAAAGTAAACTTTATCAAATTGAACAATGACAGTAGACACAGAAAAATATCTAGACTTTGTTGCCGGAGTGACAAGTCCTGCGAGCACAGATCTAACAGCGTTACTCTCACGTATTACACAATTAGATTGCACTGATAGTGCTGATGTTGCACGTTTATTAACTGCTGCTCTTGGCATATGTGCTGAAGGTGGTGAGTTTACTGAGATAGTAAAGAAAATTGTTTTTCAAGGTAAACCATATACTGAAGAGAACAAGTTTCATATGAAAAGAGAACTTGGAGATATCTGTTGGTACGTTGCTCAAGCATGTATGGCACTTGACACCACATTTGATGAAATTATTGAAATGAATGTGGAAAAATTAAAAGCAAGATACCCCGGTGGTGAGTTTGATGTACACAAATCAGAGAATCGAAAGGAGGGTGATTTGTAAAGTTTTGTTAAAATTTAATGTATAAATATTTACGTTGAATTGTACGATTCCGTGAAACTCCAACCAATACAAAAACTATTGAAACTACCTAAAAGAAAAATGTATATTCTTGCTTTACGTCTTCAACGTTGGCCAGTTAAATGGTGGGATGAAAAAGTAGAAGAAAGGAGAAAAAAAGAAGAACTCCGCAAACAAAAAATAGCAAGTCTTTATCCATCTAAAAAATAATTATGGCAGCACTAATTTGTAATTTACCTTCGTATGAAGTCTGGGTAAGAAAAGAATATCTTACCGATCATCAAAGTGGTCATGGAGAATATGTAAAAGGAATTTGGGTATCCGCAAAATCTATACCCGGACGTGCATTTTATTTTGAAACATATTTACCAGACTATGCAGCAATGTTTGATAAATTACCAATCAGTGCATTCTTATCATCACCAGAAAAACCTGATCCAGATATGGAATTACATAATCTACAATTCTGGAACTGTATGGACTATGGTGTTGTAGCAGTGCAGAAACAATTTATAGGTTCAATGCACTTTGAAATACTTACAAGAGATTATGGAACACAGACAGGAACATATATTTGTACCTTAGATCATTATCATCAAGATGTTGATGCGATTGATTATTCTACAAGTGAAAATCCAGCAGAGCACAAGTCATCTAATCTAATAGAATTAGATAATGGTCAGTTTGCATTATATCCTAATAATAGAATGAGAATATATGACAATAGTTTGACACCAGAACATCCTAAAGATCCTGACTTTAAGGTATCAACAGTATATTATCAGGTAGAAAATGGTCATGATCGTGATGGTTTAGGGAACGATGAGAACTATTTTTGGAAAACTGCTAAAGAAACTAAAGAGAGTGACATTCCTAAATAAAAGAAAATGTGTACATACCAATGGGAACTAGTAAGGAACTTTACGACTTAAATAGAGTTTATTTTGAATCAGTTTATCAAAAGGAACCAATAGATGAGAAGATGAACGCTGGTCTCAAGGCATATCTTGATAAGAAAAAAGCTGGTAAGACAGAAGATAAAGAAGAGAATGGTAACGGTAAGAATGGTAAAGCATCCAAAGGATCTAAACCAGACTTCCTTGACTTAGATAAAGATGGTAATAAAACAGAACCAATGAAGAGTGCTGCTAAGTCAAAGAAAAGTGTAAAAGAGGGTAGTTCATATGGTATAACTAAAGGATCAGGCACTCCATCAGGTGCTATGGCTGCATTTGGTAAAGCACCAAGAATGCAAAAAGGTGCAATGGCATATGATGGGCCTAATAAACCAGCATCTGAAGCAAAAGATAGAATCATGGCAAAGGCCAAAGCAAAGAAAGCATCAATGAAAGAAGCAATGCTCGTCACTAATGCCGATAAGAAAGGAAACACTCCTGCATATCAAGGAATGATAGCAGGTAAGAAGGATAAAGATGGTAAACCCATGTATAAGGCTGCTGATCATATGAAAGAAGCAACTCATAGTAAAGACATTCAAGGATATGCTAATGCTTATAGTGATGTTCAAGAAATGTCTTATGGATATCAAGGTGGTGGCATGGTCAAGAAAGTTGCTAAAAAGAAAGGCAAGAAACCTGTCGTTCATTTAGACAAACCTGATAAGTTAGTAAGTATGAAGATAAAAGAGTCTGGTATCTTCAGTGAAGAAGAACTTGCAAAACTTAATTGGTTAGAGTTTGATGAAGGTTATCAAAGAAACCCAGAGGCAGATCCACAGAACAAACCATACAGAGAGAAGTCAAAGAAAGAAAGAATGGCAGATCCAGATAGAGGAATCAACTCTCCTGCATTTAAAAAATTCATGGCAAGTCAGGGAATGTAGGTCACACAATTTAAGATTTTATGGTATAATATAAATATATCAAACACTTAGATTACAATGATCAATTTACGTGACGAAATTTTAAAGAATCAAAAAACATATTACAACGGTCTGATTGCAAAACATCAGCAGAATGTTGAGATCTATCTTAACCAACCTGTAGGTATTGGTGAGCATTCAGATGTCATGGCAGCAATAGACACTGAGATAAACGCTATTGCACAAGCACATGAAAAAATTGGAATCATCGACTCTTATTTCTTAGGTAGATAGATGGCAGTTGAGTATTCCGAAATCATGGCAGGTGCTGCTATGTTTTATACTAATAGAGAGTTGGATGTTTTTACCAAAGATGAAAACTCTCTGATTACGATGCTCAAAGATTTTAAAAAAACTATTAGTAGTCAATCAAACGTTGTGTATGGTGCTAATAGAACTGAATTTATAGATTATGTTGATCAAGGAAGATTTGATAGACTATCAAAATTATCAGAAAAAAAGAGGAAAGAATATTTATCAAATGCTGTACAAGGAATATCTGCAGCTAAAGCAATAAAATCATGGTTAGGTGGAAAGTATAAATTAGGATCAGACGTAAAAGCAGAAAAAGTTTTTATTACCGGAAATAAATGGCCAAAAGAAGTTGCTGATTTTAGAATTAGTGCTTTTGGATTTGATGATTATAATTCATCCGATATAATAATTAAAGCAAAGGGTTTAAAATACTATGGGATATCTTTAAAGAAAAAACCAAAAGGTAATTCAGCAGATCCTACTTTAATTAATAAGGCATTTGATACTATTCTGAATGGATCTGGCCCGGAGGGTGCATTTGATAAAGTTAAAAAAGAAATTCAAAATGCAAGAGCAACATATTTTGGTGGTCTTGTGAGAGAGGCAGTAGAAAAAGATATATTAACTATTCCAGATATTGATAAACTAAGTGATCAAGAACTTTTTATGGCAAAAGATAGAGATAAAGTAAAGTTTGCAAGAGCATATATTGACACTAAAGGTAATAACTCTGATGGATATGAAACTGATCCAAAAAAATGTAAATCTTTATCTATGAAAGATTTTGTTAACTCTGAATTAGCAAAAAAAGATAATGAATTATTTGAAAGATTTTCTGATGTGGTTAAAGGTAATGAAAAACTTTTTGCTGACAGTTTAGTTAACTTAGTTTTAAAGGTTAAATTATACGAAAAACTTGCTGCAAATAAAAAGTTAAAGGATTATGATTTTGGATTTGCTTTAGTGACTGGTGTAGGTAATGTAACTTTCGATAAAAAAAATAATTTATTTAAACCTGCGGTGGGAAAAGGAAAGGCAATTGATTTACACACTGTTTTATGTGGACTGAGACAACTAACCGCTAATAAAAAACCATACAAAATATCTGTTGATTATGATAAAAAAGAAATAACAAATGCTGCTAAAGTATTTTTTAAATTATCAAAAGATGGTGTTAATATTTTAGACATGGAGTTAAGATATAAAGGAAAATTTACTCCACAACCTCAATTTCAAGCAACAGTAACACCTGAGTTTCAAAAAATTTTACTTGAAGAATGTCTAGTAGAAGCTCCACCACCCAAATAAGTATAAATATAATATATGAAAACGTTTTTCTCATTTCTAACAGAGGTTGAAGATATAAGAGGTGCCAAAGCACAGGCATCTAAACTCAATCTTAAAAGCGACGGCCATGGAGGGTGGTTGAACTCTCGTGGTGAGCAGGTTGCGAAGACGGAAGGTGGTAAGTTAGTATTTCTAAAGAAGAAAGATCCAAGAGCAGCAGAAGATCCTGCAAGGAAAGTGGCAAAGGGTGGTGAAGATGCTCAGAAAGATCCAAAACAGAAAAAACCAGAGGCAGCAGCACCTAAAAAGACAGAAACTGGTGATAAATCTGGAAAAGAAATAGCATCTAGTGATCTAACAGTAGCATTTGGTAGGTTTAATCCACCCACAATCGGTCATGAAAAACTTTTACAGGCAGCACAAAAAGCAGCAATGGGTGGAGATTTGAAGATTTATCCATCACGAACACAAGATGGAAAGAAAAATCCTCTTGATCCTGACATGAAAATTTCTTTCATGAAAAAAATGTTCCCTGACTTTGAAGATCAGATTGTTAATGACTCAGAGATGATTTCAATCTTTAATGTTCTTACTACAGCATCAGAAGAGGGATATAAGAACGTAAATATCATCGTTGGAGCAGATAGACAGGCAGAATTCGAGAACTTAGCACAAAAGTATAACGGAGATTTGTATAATTTTGATCAAATTAGAGTCATTTCTGCTGGTGTAAGAGATGCAGACGCTGAAGGAGTAGAAGGAATGTCTGCTTCTAAGATGAGAAAGGCAGTGGCTGACGATGATTTTGAAACATTTAAGAAAGGAACACCATCAAAATTAAATCTTGCAGATACTCAAGCAGTTTTTGATGCTGTTCGACAGGGAATGGGTAAGAAAAAAGTTAAGAAAGAATCTTATGATCTTTGGGAGATTGCTCCTAAGTCAGACCCAAGAAGTCTTCGTGAAAACTATATGTTAGGTAAGATTTTTAATCTTGGATCGTTAGTAGAGAACTTAAATACTGGTTTAATTGGTAAAGTTATTAGAAAAGGAACAAATTATTTGATATGTGTTACAGAACAAAACAATATGTTCAAGTCTTGGATACATGATGTTATGGAAACTAAAGATAAAAAGGTTATTCCTTCGATAAAATCAGGTATATATGGTGTAAAAGCTAAGGATAGAGAGGTTGGAACTGACTCACATAGAAGATATGCTCAGTCAATGGTTCCGGGTCAGGAAGAAATAAAGAACTTTAATATAAGGGAATTCATAAATAAATATAAGATAAAGAAATAGAGTTGCCATGACTACATCACCAACAAGATCTATAAATGACTTATCAAGAATCTATTTAACTCAAGTTAGTGAGAAAAAAGAGAATCCATATTCAATAAAGAATAAATTAAAGATGGCAATCAAGAGTGTTGCTGAGAAAGAGAGAATGAAGGCAGGTGTTACGAGAGAAGAAGTAGAGAATATAGATGAAAAATGTTGGGATGGA